TTCATCAACTCGGAAGTGACCGCTAGAGGGCCATCCTCCCGTACTGTCAACTGTAGCTGTGCCGTTGGTTTGGTTTGTCATGGTGACGGTCAGCACTGTGTTGTCTTTGTTGTCAGTCAGGACGTTTCTATTCAGTAAGCCTGTCAAGTCATGCACCTTCAGTATCATGCCGGTTGCTGTTCTGTTAATATTGACAGATACCACTTCACCCTTGAACAAGCGTACATACTCAGGGGAGGTCAGCGGATCAAAACCACCATACAGTTCCACGTAGTTACCTATAAGCGAATAAGCACTGACAAGACTGGTGATGGTGTAGTTAAATTGGTCCTGTTCTATATTAAGCACTTCAAAGCTCATCACGCCGATGGTAACAGTGCCCTCGCCTTCATTGAGTTTTTGCAGGTTGGCCTTTGGGGGTAAGAGGCCTGGTGCCTTTGTCCCAAATCCCCGTACTGAGCTTGAAGCATATTCTTGAAGCACCTCGCTTTCGTCACGATCCCATATCTTAATAAAATAGACCGATTCCTTGGTAGTTTTAACCAACTCTTCGAGATATGTCATGTGTTGATAGTCCTTGCTTTGATGCTCATTGAATAGTACAGCTTACTACCATCCCAGCTTTCATTCAATGAACCACCCAAGTAACTAAGCGCGGGAAAGTATGGCCAATCACGCACTGCGTCACCTATGTAATATTGCAAGCTCATCGTCGGATATATGGTCGCAGGTACAGGATATATACCGCCGTCGGTTAACACTCGAAACACCTCATGGTCACCGCGACTATTGGTAATGTATATGTATTCATTAGCGTTTAAGGTTTGCCCCACATATATCAACTGGGTCCCTACCTCTGGCAAGTGCGTCAGTGCCATCTCCCGCTTGTAGTTGTAGTCCCACGTAAACCCGAACGGGCTGCCTTTTTTAATATATTGGAAGAAGTGCTGTATGCTGGCGTGTGCTGTATCATGCGGAAGGTTAATGAAAAAGTTTGACTTGGTCATGAAGTCAAATACCAGCTCAACGATCATGTACGACGCGAACACATTATTCTCGACATAGCCGCTATTGGTAAAATTGCGGCCAACATCTGCGGTGTCATGCACCTCAAAAGTGGTGGGTTCAACGGGCATGGTAAGTACACGGCCATGCCCGTCCTCGTGCTGCCACTCAAACTGTTTGGTCAAAGACATCAGCTTGCAGTCCTGATCAGCATCCTCACTTCCAGTGTCCAGTTGTCAGTACCTGTCAGCGTAAAAACAGGTCTGATGTATCTGAAGAACGTACTAAAATTTTCAATGTAGGACTTCGGCCAGGGGTTAGCATCGTCAGTGGCATCAACAAGCGGAAAGTCTGTACCATCAGCCGATAGAGTCACCCAATCGGCGGCAGTATCGCTATCTTCATCACAACCCTGGAGAGTAACGGTAACATCACCACCACCCGATGCTGGACCGTTAGCCACATTCACATACACCGACAACTTCTCTGCTAACAGAACATCAATAGCGGTCCCTGTAGTAGTGGCGGCTATTGTGATCGTATCTTGTAAACTCTGAACAGTGTTCGACATTATTCTTTCCTCCTGTTTAAGATCTCACATCCTCAGCCGTCGTGGCGTGAAGAGGTACGTTTCGGAATCGTACCGCATCGCTTATACGTTCAATCAGCTCGTCCACTTGTCGCTCGTCCTGAGCGTACACATTGCCCTCTATAGTGACGCTCACACCTCCGCCACCCGCGGCTACCATGCCGCCGCCGGCAAAGGTACTGCCCCCGCTTATGCCGAGAACGCTCTTGAGTGCTCTCGTGAGACTCACCGGAAGTATAGCCTCCCCTGGTGTGGCCAGTATGGGCACAGTGTCTGTACCAACCCGATAAGGCGAGTTTGCAATGGTCGGAACCAGGAGGCCAGCTTGCGCTCGGATTATCCCGCCAGTGCTATGAGGTGCTGGCGGCCCCATTACCTCACCGCCTCCCGAGAACAACCCAAATGACAGGCTTTTCATGATAGTTTTTAAGGCCAGGGCCTTGATAATAGACTTGACCAATGATCCCACAATCTCCCTTATTATCGTATCTCCAACATTCTTCATCACTTGCCCTAATCCACGCCCTTCAATTATTGCATCGGTCAGCCCGCCCGTCACTTGCTGTTTTATCGTGCCCCCTATACGCTTCAGTGAGGCTTTGTGAGTTTTCTCAAGCCCTGCCAGGTCTTTCTCCATTGCTTTTCTTGTTGACTTAGACAGCTCCAGCTTGATAGATGTCCGTTCGTTCTCAGCCTCTTCGGAAATACGTGTCATATTGGCTTCATTCTCTTCGTGAAATTCGCTTTTTGTATCAACATCCTCCTCTTCTTCTTCTTTCGGCGTTCCTTCACCCCCGCCCTCTTCCCCGCCAGCCATCTTCGCCTTGACATCATCCACAATGACACCAAGGTTTTCCCATGCCTGGCCTGCCATTTCTGCTATGGCCGCAAAGGTGCCCCCCACAGTATCCGGCAGGTCTTCACCGGTTATTTTTTCTATGACCCAGATATACTTTCCGTATAACCAGTTAAAAGCATCCACAAGGTACGTTACGAAGTTGTCATATACGAATGTGCCAGCGGTTATGAACGCTTCGCCTATCTTTTTTGCAACAGGAACTATCACAGAGTTAAGAAGCCAGGTAAACCCTTCGACGGCAGGTTGAATGAATAGTGTGTCAATTTGATCCCACGCTATCTTCATCACTTCCCACGCTACACGCCCGGCAAGCTCTATTTCATCTCGAAAGTAGATCACGGCTGCTGTTACTCCTGCCAGGCCGATTGCGATAAGGCCAATAGGACTAAGGAGCATCGTAACCCCAGTAAGAATCACAGGAAGTACAAGCCCCAACCCGGCAAGGCCAGCGACTACACCTGTTACCGCTGTCCCGACTGCGAACAAGGTCCCGATAAGACTCCGGTTTTCTTTTATCCAATCACCGGCAACGATGGCGAAATCCTTCACCCTCGTTACTACCTCTTTCAGTGTCGGGATAACCGCAAACCCCAGTTCTTCCACCACATCACCGACGACGTTTTTCATACTGTCCCAGAGACCGATCCATGTATCGAGCTCCGCCTGGGCCGAACCGCCGAACACAGACGCAATGCCCTCTTTGAGCGATATAAGGCGTTCCTGTGAACCCACTGCTCCCTCGACCGTTATGCCGTACCTTGACAGCGCATTCGTCTCTGACCCGATCGTCTTGGCCACGAGGTCTGCAGCACCTACCAGGTCCATGCCTTTAGCGGAAGCCATATCAAGCGTCGCCTGAGTCAGCACCTTCACTTGATCCTCGCTATCACTGAAGGCGGAGATCATGGCCTGTGCCTGGATGATCTGTTCATCGCCGTACCTGGTAACAGTCTGAAGTTGCGCCGCATAGGCTATAAGTGACTGGTGGGATTCTTCAGTGAAGAAGTCTTTCGTCTTCATCGCCTGGCCGAGTTTAACCTCGGCGAGTTCCTGAATGCCTGCTGCGCCCGCTGCTTTCAATGCTCCGGCGATGAGCCCCCCGAAGGCTGCTCCGCTAATAGCCGCGATGGGCTTCAGCTTGTCCTTCATGCCACTAATCGCCTGACTCAATCCTTTCACCGACTTCGTGGCGTCATCTCTTGACCGTAAAATTATCTCAACAACATTCGCCATTACTTATGCCCTTTAGCCATTTGTTCCTGTACCCTTGCCTTTTCCTTTACCCCCGCCAGGAACACCTTGAGATTGAGATTTAGCTCGTTTGGAGGGAGACTTAGAAGTTCCGTCGGCAGTTTCCCGTAACTCTCCGCCATCAGATGTAGAATCAGTGCGGCCTGGTTTGCCACGAAACGGAAGCTCTGGCATGTCCTCCAACATGCCCGATTTGTGGAGGATCGTGAGTGCAAGAAACTGGAGGTCGGCGTCAAGTGTTGAAACGTGGATCTCTTCGTCCCGGTCGACCTCACTCCAATCGCCGTTAGTAATCCGTGGTGAAATGGCGCTCGTTATCACCACCAGCCTCGAGGTCTCGTACTCATCTTTTGCGAACTGCTCTTTCTCCTCACGGGTCATGTCCTTGAATCGGTCTTTGATGGGCTTTTTCCCGTTCTCCTCTTCAGCGAAACCCATGATCCCCTCGGCGCCCTGGAGGACAAGTTCGAGGTTACCAATCTTCCGGCATTTGATGACGTGCCCTAAGGTTGGCAGCTCTACGTCAAACTCCGAACCATTCATTATGTCACGAGCCGATGTCACCATCTGTCACCCCTTCTTTATAATCCATCACCTACGCCAGTTGCTTTCTGGTTCACCACCACAACTGAGATAGCGGCCGCCCCTTCATACACTGCTTGAAAGTTCACTGTCTGTTGTACCACACCGGCACTGTCAACAGTGGGAGTATCGCCTGTCAGGTAAACAGTTGGCAGTGTGATGGTGTAAGAAAATGGTTCAGTGGCGGCTCCGGCCAGCAGTGGAGATGTGAAAGCAAACTCCAAATCTTTCACTGTACCTGCATCTTGAAACCCTTGCGGCACAGCACTTATCATGTCACCTGTCCAGCTTCCCGTGATACTGATAAGGTCATTCCTTTGCGGCTCCAGAATATACCCACTGCCCAGACTTGCTCTGTCAAAAGACAGTGCATTGTTCATGGTAACGCTGAAGCTCTGAACATTGACAACAGCAGTGCTGTCATAGGTCATGACAAGCTCACCCTCTTTCACTGGCCTGTCAGTGGGGTATGATGGCGACCCCGGCGTTCCCTGATTAACCCATCCCCTGCCTCCCACACTTGCTGTGAGCTGGAGGTTCTGGTCTTTTGCCATTGACCATGTAAGACTGCTGACCTTGTTACCATCAAAGTCAGATGCCAAGGTGTCATATGTACACCTCATTGACATTGCAACATGGTTAGTTACTCCAAGAGCCGCCTTGGGGGTGAATGTCCATGAATAAGCAGTAGTGTCTATTGGTGCGGATATTGCAGGAATACCAAAACAATAAGCCAGCAGGCTCTCACATCCTTCATACATCACCTCAAGAGCAACATCTCCTCCCGTGCTTTTGATACCCCTCACCAGCCCCACACCAACAGGGTTGCCCAGTGTTGGTCTGGTTGTGAATGGTGTGTTGTTCTGCACACTGTGGCTGATTATTCTCATGTGTTCTGTAGGGGCAACATGAGTACCCCATGTAACCTCATCAGCCACACCAAGCCAAGCATTGTGTCCAAGTTGTAGTGCCATTAGCTATGTCCTCCCTTTTTCTTTTCTTCTGCTGACCTCTTCCACAAACCTGATGCAACTATCTGTTCACCAAAGTCATCAGGCACCTCAATGGGTACATTTTTCTTAAAAGTGTGGTCAATGCCTGTTGCTCTGTTGTGTATAACTCCTGTTGGCAGACTGCCAATGTACTTGACCTTCATTGTCTCACCTCCTAAGCTCTAACTTCCACAGTTACTTTTATCTCCGCGTAGTGAACAAAGTAGCCAGCCCATTCACGTATCTCGATCAGGCTCGCAACAGCACCTTGACCATCTTGAAACACGTGCCACGCATCGGCATAAGTCAGATTGCCGTTGATGGCGTCCACGATAGCAGATACCAGGGTCTGAAACGTAGAGGCCGAATTGTCAGAATCTTTATATCCATACACACACCAGATCGTCATCTCGTGACGTTTTCTCACCTGAGATGACAATGCCAATTCAGGTAGATAAGCCGATCGTGTGATACAGCATCCGTTGATGTCTCCTGTTATTACTGACAAAAACAAAGACTTGAACGTGGCGGGATCTTGTGTATATCTCTCCCTGCTATGTACCTGTCCTATACCGACCACAGCACTTATGATAGTGTTGAGTGCCGCTTTTATATCTGACAGTTCATAGGCCATATCATTTTCCGTTCAGTCCGTTAGCGACCTTCGTTACCAGCTTGATACCCAGTTCTTTCTGTACTTCGGCCTTTTTGTTTTTCAGTCCCTTCTCGAACATCTTGTATCCGTGTTTCTTTTTGAACCCTCTGCGAGCAATCTTGCGGGCAATCAGAAAAGCCATTCTTTGAGTGTCATCCTGGGGGATGCCTATCCTGCTACCTTTACGCCTCACCCACAGCTCGATCGGCGCAGTCGGCGGCATAGGTCCCGGGAACTTTCTGCCTCTCTCGATCACTACGCCATGAGCAAGCGGCGTGACTACCCTGTCTTCGTACTTGTTAATGCCGACTCTCTTCACACCGGTTGTCACGATAGAGCCGCGAAGTCCACCAGACACTCCCACTGGTGTCAAAGTCTTTACCTCACCCTGGACAAGCTGGGCTGCCAGGTCGAGTTTCCCCGCAATCGCGACTGTTATGATCTTAGGGCCCTTGCCTTCTAGCACAGGGCCGTTGGTCTTCATTTCGATCATCTATTTATTGCCCCACTACGTGATTTGATTTGCTTTAATTTGCACTTCTGGAAATCTCATAAAAAACATTGTTTATTCTAATCAACGCCAAGATGTCACCATCAGCAGTTGCACCAGCATAAGCAAAGTTACCTGCTAACCCCAAGTTCTTACCATCTACAACTCCATTTGAAGCTGCACTATTGGAAAATAATAGATAAACTACAGTACCATTTGCTTGTGGCGAATCTGTGTCAATAGAGTCTATGTCTGCAGTGCCCGTAACTATAAAACTGTTACCTTCCCCCAGTGTGATAGTAGCAGCAGAAGCTATGTTGGAACCGACAGCCTGTTCAAGGGTGCCTGTCAAAGTAGCCCCTCCACCAATAAATACTCCGAGGGTATCTATCCATGCCTTGTACCCAGGGGTGTCTTCACTGGAAGACAGGCCAAGTGCATGAGAAGTAGGATCAATGCCAAAACCCCAGCTTTCCCCGTCAGCCGTTAACATCTTAATGAATAGGTCGGCAGTGGTATTAAAGTCGTTACCCCCTATCTGAATACCACGCACGTTACCATCAACAGTTAATGTGTCAATCGTGATGTCAATTGCAGATTTGGCTGCAACAGTCCCGTCGGTTTCTTTCATGTAGATATCGATACCGTCACCAGCGTTGTAGTTGTATATCTGAAGAGGCACAGTGGCTGCGTTGGTCGTGGAGTCGGTATCTATTGCGGTGATCTCCATACCGGCACCCGCAACGTATTTTGTAACGGCAACGCCGGTTCCAATGCTACCTAGGTCCCTGACAAGGATGCCCGTTTGTGTTGCATCGTCACCGTTGGCGGGCATGAAGACATTGAGGCCCCGTTGATTGGTGTAGGAAGTCCCGTCCATGAAGAGTTTTATTCCAGACGAGTGGTCCCCGGCACTGATAATGTGTATGGCAAAGGTAGAGTCACCCAGCATCCTGATACTCTGCCCACAGGCCCTGTCCGTACCACTCGGCCCATCATATATGTGTAACGCCCCCCAATTCTTCCGGGTAAAACTCGCCGCGTTAGACCCGTACTGGTTGGTTGTAAGAAGCGTTATCCTTGCTGCTTTGTGTGCCAGGCTGTCAACCGATGACTGATCTCCTGTGTCCAGTGTGTCAGTATCAGTCATCTCTAGTTCTACTTTACCCTTGATGGTGTTCTTCCATGCGTCCGCTTCCAGTGATAGTGGTAACACCAACAGAAGCAGGGCCATAAGTATCAACATCTTTTTTGTCATCATTCTCTACCTCGCAAGTGGATGCCTGACCATGAAACCGTGGATGTCAATGTTGGCTGTATTTGCGGCCCCTGCCGTAGCAATAAAACGTATATCCGGCGCAGGCATTGGTTCGAGCAGATAACACATTAACAAGGCTCCCGTCTGTCCAGTTACAATAGTGGTGGTAGCACCCGTACCATACTCATAAGCCCACGTAGTACCACCATCAAATGACAACTGATATGTCAGCGTTACATCTGATGTCCCCCCGTTCTGGTCAGTCTTAAAAAATACGCTAAAATAGCCATGGCCTACATTGGGACCAGTGAGATCGAAAGCGGCAGTAGTATCAGCCTTGGGTGTTCCATCCAAAGCCACATCGTCCCACAGAGTATCAACCGCTACGTAACGGGTGACGTAGGTATTCTGAGCCCACAATCCTCCCGTACTTACCGCCATGAGGACCAAGACTAACAGTAATTTGTAGAGAGTTTTCACCTGTACCTCCTTGGATGTGTCAGGTAGTCAACACGACCAGCAAACTTGGGATCCATGTCACCGTCACTCATTGCTGGTTTAGATCCTGTTTTCTTCGGATCGATACCCATTGCCTCGAAATACCTGTCGCGGAGAGACTTTCCAACAGCTTGAAGCTCCATCCTTCTTGTTGCAAGGCTGGTTATGTCTACACTCAGAGTAGACTCTGAACTCTGTGCATACTTCGCGGCGAGACTGGCACAAGCATGAGCAGCTGCCAACATACTGACAGCGTTGAAGTCTTGAGAAAGGATTGTGTCCGTAGGATCTAAGAGCGTGTGAACGGTCGTGTACTCGAGCCTGAATGTCTCACCTGATGCCGGAGTATCTGCCATAAAGCGGATCTTCCAGGAACCCCCGTCATTAACGAGTGTATGGTTATCGGCATCGACCCAGCTCTGTGTCCGATCAGTGTCATCCACGGGGTACTCGATAGAAAGGACCTCCGACAGCCCTTCGATCCAATCAGTCGGCACGGCATAGTCAAAGTTGCCGTCACCAGCAGTCTCGGCATACTTCACGAGCGGTCTGTACTTCGAGTGTTCCTTGACCGCAGCATCGACACAAGCTGCCTTCTCTTCCGTGTCAAGCTGATCGGTATCCTCTGCCCGGACGTAAACAAGCATCCTTGTTATGTACTCAGGTAGTGTTGCCATTAGTCGACCTTTGCAAAGGTTACTTGTGGTATTTTCATGCTGAACGTGACTGACGGAGTTTTCATGGTGAACGTCACAGCTGGCTTGCTCAAGCCAAATGCTACCTTCATGATCTTGAAGAGGGCGGCAATCGTGCCGACAACTGTCACCGTAGCACTGCCGACAAGACTTGCGGCACCTACAAATAATCCTACGCCTGTTGCCGTTATCGTGGCTGTTCCCGTCAGGCTTGCGGCTCCTCCGTATGTCTCAACTCCACTTGCGGCTACTGTCGCAGTCCCGTCCAATGCTGCAACGCCTGCTAAGTCACGAACTCCTGCAGCTGCCACTGTGCCAGTGCCAGTCAATGATGAAGCACCTACAAAAGTACAGACGCCAGCCGCCGCCACTGTGGCTATTCCATCAAGAGCCGCTACGCCTTCATGTGTGACTCCGGCTGGAACGTAGAATATCCCTGCTGGCAAGGGTTGTCTACACATCTGGTATGGGTCGAGGGCAATCTGATAAACTTCCTCAGGCGACAAGGCACGATTATATAAGTATACATGCTCCACGACCATTGTAGACTCAACTGAATAAGCATTACGCCCCCACCTAAACTCGTCACCGGCATCGCCTAAATATGCACCCACCCCGTTAGTTGTTATTTGATAGCTGGACACTTCTATTCCATCAGAATATATATGAACATCACTCGCAACAGAGTTGCCGGGATAAGTAAGAGCCAGAGACCTCAGGGTGGCTGGTGGTGTTGTACCTGTAGTGGTTAATCTTCGCAAATCAGTAGTATCATGGTCAACTCCAAAGTTTATCCGACCCGTAGTATCGTGTGAAATAGCCCACCCAAAAGGTGCTGGGCTGTTTCCCTTTCTACATACATATTGTGTTGTTCCACTTGTAGTATAAACCTTCATTATAATACTCATACCAGTATCAGGTAAGTCTGCAAAGGTTGGCGAGTCTGGAACAGATACCCAGTCAGAGTTGGCGGCTATAAAGTCAAGAGCATACCCATCGCTTCCCCCTATCCAATCAGGAACATCAGGAGGGTCTGCAACTCCACCAAACAGTGCAGTGTTTCCATTACCGCTAATATCGTAAGAACGTATCCCTTGCCCTTCATTTAATAACCATCCACCAACCATACCTCTTGATAGAGGATGCAATGGGTTAAGGACTGTCCCTCTTGCTGGTTTCAACGTTAACATTAACTAATATCCCAATTAGCGGCTTTGTAGCTACACCTGAAGTCATGAGTGTCAGTTGCACCTGTCTGCACAAAGCCCACTCTCAAGGTAGGAGGTGGGTTGACTATTGTGATTGCTAATTGTGCTGGGTCAATGGCACTGTCAACTCTTATAGTGTAAATCGGGATGTCATCCCAATCAGTACCACCATCAGGTGAACTATACACATTGATGTCGATATCATCCGTAGGCGTACCATCAAAGTTTATGTCAGGCCAGAACGTGACAACATCATACCCATTAGTGGCGAGGTCTACAGCACTCGTATATTCTTCTGTGGTGCCTGCCAATGTATCAAACGAACCCGAACCAGCCGCATTTATCCATGTTTCACTTGTCCATACACGCTTTCCGGTTGCCATCAGTCTGCCCCCGCATAGTCATCTATCATTGAGTTCACAGTAAACTCCACGTCGTTGTCGGTAGGATCAACATCGCCGTTGATGTTAGTTGCTATCGTTCCGTTGGTGGTCACTCCTACAGCGTACTCATAGACACTTGCAGAACCGTCAAGCACTTTATTAGCGTACACTACACGCTCTGCATGATTAGCCGTTTGGTCATCTTCACCCAAGATTGCCACTGCCGCCTTCGTCATGAAATACTTGACCCTACGTTGAAAGCCTGTGTCACTTGCTTTTGACATACACTTGACCGATACTGTCATAATGCCCTCCTTTAAGCCATTGTGATGTCAAGATCTCCGGCAGAAAACTTGAAAGTGTCTCCACTGGCTACTACTTTCGAGGCTGAGAGTGCACCGTAGAACAACATATTGCCTGCACCATGCGTCGTGCTATCAAGGATCGCCACGTGTGTGATCGTACCCCAGCTACCAGTTGCAGTTGGGAAGGTGATGTCACTGGCATTGTCCGTCAAACCACCTACTCCCGGCGCATCCCAATTCGCATCAAGCGGCGGGGTGTCTACTCTTGCATAAGACCCTGCATCAGCAACTTCAGTGATCGTTGCTCCTGTATCAGCATCATCAGGGGCCGCCGTACATAGTGCTATTCCTAATACCGTCGGCTTCGTAAAACTACCTGTACGAAAGAGGTGCTTGATGAGTTCCCCTTCCAGATAGTCACTCATATCAGACATAGTTTTACCTCCTATGTAATCTTTGTCATATTCTTTACTACAAACTCATACTCACCTCGGCCTGTTTGACCTGCTCCGGCACCTGTGTAGGTAAAGGTGATAGTAAGCCGGTGAACCTCACGTGGCTTCGTCGCTGTCACCATGGCATTCTGCGCTGCAGTGATGACGTAATCTTCAGCACTACTACTCGGAACGATAACCGTGTCATCCAATATCTGTGTATCGGTGTCCACATCGTCGATCCGATATGTGGTAGTGGAGGGGGTGACCGCACTTCCATCCTCATCGGTGAAGGTGCAGGTCACCACCGCCGTAGTTTTCTCATTGACAACGTCCATAACGTTACCCGTAGTTAACCGTCACTGACGGACTGCCAGCACCGGCGATGCTGACATAGATCCCCTTGCTGTACGCGATGCCCAATCCACCAAGTTGAGGTGATTCTTCAGCAAGCGTTTCCAGTTCCCACAACACCGTCCCACTGGCAGCCGTGTTGTCGTATAGCGTCACCGTTGCCAGTCCACCAGCGCCCACTACTCCAATTCCGTAGATAACACCAGATCCAGTGACAAGCTGACCACTAGCTGTAACTCGTCCTACTGCTCCCGGCATAGTCACACCTCCTTAGGCAGCTCGGTATCTGATGAGAAACAGATGCCCGGCATCAACAGTAACGGCACCGCCATTGCCGATTTCCTCGTATTGAACCTTGAGGACATCGCCGGCAGTCATGGCTGTTGCTGTCACTATCAAACTCGTGGGAACAGCCGCCACCACATCAGTGCCATTCACCAAGTCCAGAGCGCCGATCTCAGTTGTCCCTGTTCCAGCTGCTCCTGCATCAAGGACGTTGACATGAGTGGTGTTAGTGTCTGCTCCAGTGATAGCAGCATACGCCACTAAATAGACTCCCTCCAACACACAGTCAATCGGAGCTACCCAGATCGATTTTGCCACAGTCGCGTCACTTGCTGTGTAAACCACCATAGGGCCGCACACATCCTGCCTTGTCCCTTGTAGATTTCCCAAATCAGTCATCTCATTGCCTCCTCGGTGTTTTATCTTTACATCACTGTGTTACACTGAGCTGCGATGGAACCCTCTGTAATCCTGCAGCATGATGCCCCAGACGTGACGGATCTTGTATGTGATCTTGTCAGCGTCGAACTGGCTGCCAACATTCGGCATATCCTGAACCCACAGTTCCGGCTCTTCCTGGCCGTTGTAGAAACCAACCTCCATCATTGGTACTTGATTGGGGTCGGCACACGCGAACCAGTTGTCAGCGTCCGTCCAGTGGTCGACCACGTGGTACTTCATTCCCTTGTGAGGGTTCGGAGCGTTAGAGTCTTCATTAGCCACTGCCCAGAGGTGCGTATCTGACTCACACAGCCTGAACGCTAATGCCTCAAGCTCATTCGGAACGAGTATCAGCTTCGGCACGTTCACCGGACCAAGAGGCTCATCAGTCGTGTTGTACGGGGTCTGCGCTCTCATTGCAGCGCGAACGACTGACAGCTCAGCACTCGACAAGGCCGTCGTGAGAAGGTTGACGTGTGTGTTGGCATGGAACAGAACCACACCGTCGTAGGTCGTGGCCGTGTTGTCTGACAGAATATCGAACACCGCTTTGTAGAGCGTGCGGATCGCTGCTCTCGACATCTTCTGCGGGATTCTGCGAATGGCGCCCACATCGTCATTGGCGACCATCTCTTCGGTGAGGTCTTCAGTCCCGCCTTTCTTCGAGATGCTGTACGTGTTCTCGGCATCTGTCGGAGAGGTGAGAGGCTGGTACACTCCGCCCTGTGCCACAGTAGAGAGATCAGAATATCCACCTACCAGCATACGCCTCTGGGTCCTAAAGTCACTGATCGGCACGACATCACTTACGACCAACCGCCATGCCTGAAGAGGTGAATCGTTGTAATCCTTCAACATCGCCCTGGTGACCGAATCGCCCATGATCTCACCCCAACTCGAGGTGGTCATGCTCTCCAGCATCCTTACCTGATCCGGGTCTTCCTCTCTCATTGCTGCAGGGATATAACATCTTGACTCTCTCAGCATCTTACGCGCTGAGGCTTCGGGCTGGCCGGTGATCGTCGACCATGCACGTCTGAAACTCCTGAAACGAGGAACGATCTTCCCGTCTTCACCCTTCAGGTCTTCACCCATAAAGAAGCCAGTGAGCCCCAGCGTGAGCTTATCCTGCTCGGATTCCCGGATCCTGATGTCCTGGCCTGGAACAGAGACGTTCCCCGTCTTCGACAGTTCCCCCAGATATGCCCTCTCGCGATCGATGGACTCTTTCAGCGTCTTCGTCTCGAATACCGCGCCCCTGAACTGGGCCTCGATCTTCTTCTGGGTGAGTTCAGGGAGCTTGGACTCGGCGAGTTGCGTCACCAACTCCGCCCGGCACTCTGATTCCCTGATCCTCTTCTCGATGCCATCCAGCCGCTGAAACGACTCTTTCAGGTCCCCGTTGCCGTTTCCAGGGGTGACAGAGGGGGTTGCTATGGCTGCAGGCGCAGCGATCGAAGCTGGTGCGACAACAACCGGCTCAGCCCTCTTCCCTTCGAGGATCTCGGTAAAGATCACCCCTGCCTCGTCGTACTTCTCGCCCTTGATGAGTTCGTGTGCTTCCGTGAGCCTGCTCTTGAGCATACGCTCACCCAGTTTGTCCTCACTCAACTGCTTGACAGCCTCTTCGAAGACCGTTGTCAGTTGCGTCGCCTCCAGAGTTTCCTTGTCCATATCTTTCAAGAGGTCAGGTGCCACCGATTCGACCAGCTTGAGTAACAGTTCTTTCAGTTTATCCATGTCTTCACCTCGTGTGTTGTGTATGCCCATACTTGCCGCAAGCCGTACAAATCGCCCTCCCGCGGCTGCTTCTGAAACGATGTCGACCGAATCAGCACTCTTAACGGTCGTGACGATCTCTGCGAGTTTTCCCTCAGCTTCTCCCAACTCGGATTGACCCAGGGCGTCGATTGAAAACCCCATATAGTCAGTCACGCCTTTGTCCCAGGCGTTCTTGACTGCCGCCCTCAACTCGGACGCTCGCTCGTCGAAATAAAACTTAGCAGCGACAGCGGCACGGTTTACACCGTCTTTTGCAGTTTCAACCAACTTGAAATCTTTAAAAAATCCTACCTGGTTATCCACCAGGCCGAATGGTTTTTCACGTTTCGCCTCACCAGGCAGATGATCCTGCTTGCCGGGCTGTGCTCCGTAGGTAAAAGCCTTGATTGTCTTCTCTTTCAAGGCTTCCAGTATGTCCTTGATTCTGTCCCTGGAGTAGTACCGTTGATAAAACTTCTTATCAGGTCCAATAGCCCCGTTCTTACTGAACCCTTCCTCGATGACGACCACATCCCACACAGCACCAGTACCCTCACTGGCTTCAACGAGCTGTATGGCCAGTGACTCTTTGAAATCGGTTATTTTCGGCATATCAATTCCCTCCTATCCTGAACCCCGAGGGTTTAATAATCTTGCTCTCATTCTTGATCTGTAATTTCGCTTCATCCTGGATGATCTGGTTGAGCATCGCCGAGAGTATTGATTTTACCCGAGGGAAAGAAACGTTTGCCGACAGTGCCAGCTGCCCGGCATCGTTTACCAGGACTGTCACTCTCGGCTTATTAGCTGCAACATTGTTCATTTCTCGACCCTGTGTTTATGAGCGTCGACCATGATGAGTATCCAGTGATCGCCGTGGTCGACCGCCTTGAGGATGTCGGCCTTTTTGTATCCGGCTTTTCTGAGGAAAGACTTGATAGGGTCTTTCGGTTCTTTTTTTTCAGGTGCGAGTATTTCCTTCACCTTAACCTCTTCGGTCACCTTTACTTTGTCCCTATACTTTCCCATCTCACTTCTCCTTTGCTAAAACGATTATCGTGGTACAGCCGCAGGCAATATCGCTCTCAGGCTCACCAAACAGTCGCGGCTGCATGCCACTATTGCCGTACCCATCTGTAAATTCTTCGTCGACCTTGACCTCAACTCCATCTATCTCAGCGTGTTCAGCCCTACCTATCCCTGACCACAACCACTTCTTCCTCACCCGTGGATGCACATCCTTCACCCGGTCCATGGCTGCCTGTCCTGCCTGTGATCTGATCCTTCCTGTCTCGGTTCTCAAGATCACCTCAGCCCTCGTCTTGATAGTTCCAAACACAGAAGGATCAGTGAGGTTCTTGCCTATCGCTCCCATAGCATCCCACGGTGACTTTATCCCCATCGAGGCGAATCTCACCTCACGATTTATGTTTTGAAGTGCGGTTGCAGTAATGTTCGTGATAAGGTCACCACTCATGAGAGCAGCCGATTCCAGCACATCAGCCGACAGGCCGGTAATGCCCGCCATCTTACCCAAGGCGTCCGGACTCAGCTTCTCCATCTGATCGAACACCATGCTCCAGCCCATGTCTGCATGTGCCCTCTGAGCACCTACCATCAACTGTCCATACCGAGAGGCGAATGTATCCATCACCACTTTGAACTCAGCCTGCAGCTCTCTCAGGTGGTATGCCCTGAAATCAGTTGCCGATGACATGGCGGTGATGATACCCTTCCTGGCATCACTCAAGAACCTGATCAGCTCCGCCT